AACCCTCGGTCGGGGTCGTTATCGACAAAGGCGTAGCGCGTCGGCATGAAGCCGACGCTGACCGCGCGCAGGAACTTGCCGACCACCAGGCGGTAGATCGTGTCGGCGAACGCATAGGTCTCCGGTGGCGCGAACTCGATGTCGCCCAGCAGCCGATTGCCCTCGACCCCGACGTTCCGAGCGCCGCCGATCGGCGGCGCCGAGCTGTCATGTGCCCAAAGCGCCACCGGGTTCGCCGAGAAATCGGTCAGGTCCCAGCCGGCCGCCGCGATCGTGTCCCCCATCCGATCGACCGCTTCGTCCGAGAAAACGAACCGCAACGTTCGTTCCGTGCCGGTGATCGTCGGTGGCTCAGTGCTGATGCGATACACGCCCCCGACAGGCTTGTGCTTCGCCCTCAGTTCCCCGCGGAACTGGTCGATGCTCATCAACGCTGTCATGAATCACTAGCCTCCGACAATTAGCAGGCCGCGGCCATCGGCATAGATGCCGGACTCCTCCGCCATCGAGCGGCCAACCGCCATGATCGCCGCGACGATCGGATCAATGCGCTCGATCGAGCGTTCCTTGTCCGGCTTGACGTTGCCGGCCGGGTCGGTGCGGATCGAGACGTTCGAAGCGCACCAGTCGGCGACTGGATCGCCGCCGTGCTGCAGTTCGCGCGCCAGCACCTTGCGCATGAATTCCGCCGCGGCTGGCCCCATGCTGAGAAAGCCCTGGCCGAACTCGACCAGGTTCATGCCTTCATCCGCGAGGTTGCGGATGATTTCGCCGGCGAACGTGCGGTCGAAGGCCAGCTCTTCGATGTTGTAGATGCCAGCAAGCTCTAAGATCGCCGCCTCGACAAACTTGAAGTCGGTCGTGTTGCCTTCGGTCGCGATCAGGTGGCCCTGGTCACGCCAGACCAGGTAAGGCGCGCGGTCCCGCCTCGACCGTTCTTCGATGTTGTCGGCCGGGCACCAGTGGCGCCAGAGCAGTTTCCACCGCTCGCCATCGGCAATCGGCGGGAACAGCAGCGCCAGCGACGACAGGTCGTTGATCCGCGCCAAGTCGAGGCCTGCGAGGCACCTGCGGCCCCGCAGCGCCTCCGCGTCGATCGGCTCGGCGCCGTGCGCCCAGACCTCCATCGGGATCCAGCGCACGAGCTGCTGGGTCCACTGATTGAGTCGCAGGCGCCGGATGGAGTTCTGCCGCGACGGCATCTCCCGCGCGAGTGCCACCTCGGCGCGGAGGTCCTCGATCTGGAGCACCGTGCCAAGCGACGGATTCGCCTTGCGCCATGCCAGCTCATCCTGCCAGTCGTCACCCTCATCCACGGTCGCGATGAAGGCAAACCATCGGTCGGCGGTCACCTGGGGGATAACCCCGTCCAGGATTTTCACCGAAAAATCCCAATGCAGGTAGCAAACCGACGTCCGGCTCACCCCCGCCGTGGTCGTCTCGTACATCAGCGGCTGGAGCCGCGCGCCCATGCCGGTGTCGAGCTTCTCGATCACCCCGGCGTCAGGGTGCTCGTGCAGTTCATCCACCAGAGCGACAAAGACGTTCAACCCGTCCATCTTCGACGTGTCGGCCGAGAGCGGCCGGAACCACGATGCCGTCGCCAGCACTGCCAGGTTGTTCGTCGTCTTCACGATCCGCCGGCGCAGCGCCGGCGAGCCGGCCCGCATGCGCTCCGCTTCGGAGAACACGATCCGGGCCTGGTCCCGCGTCGTCGCGGCGGAATACACCTCCGCGCCGGGCTCGTTCTCGTCGATCAGCGCCTTCAGGCCGATGCCGGCCTCGATGGTCGATTTGCCGTTCTTCCGGGCGGTGGACACGAACGCCGTGCGAAAGCGCCTGACCTCGATCTTCTTGTCCGGCAGCAAGAGCTTCCAGCCAAAGATCGAGCCGACGACAAACTGTTCCCAATCGAGCAGATCGAACGGCTTCCCCGCATACTGCCCCTTGCTGTGGCGCAGCACGGCCGGGAAGAAGTCGACCGCGCGCTGGCCGGTGGCGCGGTCCCAGCGCAGCCCACGCGCCGCGCCGTCCGCCAGGTCGCGCAGGTGCCGCTCGCAGGCAAGGCGAACCAGGCGGCCGGTGACGACCTGGTTCTCGACAACCGCCCTGGCATACGCCTCGACTGTGTCCTGCGGCTTGGCCCGCCGCCTACGCCCTGCCACGCAAGAAGTCTTCGGCCGGATCGATATCGCCCGGCGCGTCGCTCGCCTTGATCCGCGAGCGCGCCGAACCCGACAGGCCGATCTGCTCCGACATCTGGCGCACCTGATCGAGCGCCTTGTTGGCGATCGAGAGATAGGGCGACTGCATCGGGAACCCGTTCGCCGCCTTGATGATAAGGCCGGTGGTCACAAGCTGCCGCTCCGCTTCGACATATCGCGCCCAGGCTTGGCAGTAGCCCGCCAGAATGGCGCGATCGAGCTTGGCGATCAGGCCCACCTCCGCAAGCAGCGGCGTGACGCGGTTCCACTCCGCCAGCGCCGCGTCTTTCAGCATCTCGGGCGGATCGGGAACCACCGCCCGCGGCTTGGCCTCGTGCTCATTGAGCGGTCGCCGGCCCGGGTTGCCGGTGACCAGCTTCAAGACCGTGGCCTTCGGCTTAGCCCCGCGCATCAGCTTCCTCCGGATGGGCCGCCGCGCGCGCTGCGTCTTCCTCGGCGAGCGCCTTCCCGGCCAGTTCGGCCATCATCCGCAGCGCGACGGCGGTGTTGTGGACGCCCGTCGAGTGCTTCACCGCGAGCAATCCCTGAAAAAACCGGTCGAAGTCCGCGTAGGCCCCGACCATGCGCGTGATCGCCGCCTTGGATTTGGCGATCTTGTCCAGCCACCCCGTGAAGATCGCCGCGTCGGCCGGCAGGAAGGAAACTTGCAGCTCCTCATAGAACGGATTGCCGACGCGTAGCACTGACGTATCGAGGTCCTCGACCTTGAATGCGTCATCGGTCAGGCCGGAATACTCTTTCCAGCCGAAGCTCAGCTCCGCATAGAGCGACTGCAAGATGTTCGGATCGTCCTCGCCGACGACCGCGTTGTGCGCCAGTTGCAGCGCGACGAATTGCTCCCGGGTCAGCGGCGTCAGGATTTCCATGACGTCGGCTTCCTCGATCCCCGCCTTCATCGCCGCCGGCACGCGATGGTTGCCCGACGCCACCAGCAGCTTGCCGTCAACATGGCCGACCAGCGGAACGCTGGTGAGACAGCCGTCCGCCTTGATGTTCGCGACCAGCCGGGCGAACGTCGCCCCCCTCATAAACCGGGCGTTCTTTTCAAGCAGCGTCAGGTCGGCGAGCCGCATCCGTGTGACGCGCGTTTGCAACGAACCGCTGGAACCACTCGGCGTAGATTTCGGCTGGGGTTTGGCGTCTGATCTTGCTGCCATAGTTCAAAATCCCGGGGCCACGGCCCAACAGTTCGAAGATGCCGCGATACTTCATGGACACCGGCCGCGACGTGAACGCCGTCGTCATCACAGAATCGACCCGCTGCACCAGCCTGATCGCCATGCGGTCTGTGATCGTCGCCGAGGTGGCCAGCATGGCGATCAGCTTCGACACCCGGCTCCGCGGCGACAGTGCGAAATCGGACAGCAGGTAAAGGAGGTCCCCGCCCCACTTGTCGCGCGAGTAGATGAAGCCGCCGGCCAGGTGGCCGTCGATCATCACCAGGAAGTTCGCGAGGCCGGCGGTGTGCGTGATCCCCTTCGCCAGATAGATGTCCTTCAGGAAGTTCATCTGCGCCGACGATGCGGTGATGATCTCCACCTTCGACGCCGGGGTCAGCGACGCCGGATCGAGCTTGGTGTAGCGGAACGGTTCGGATCGATGCAGCGCGCGCCGCACTGAGCTGGCAGACCTGTCCGCGAAGGTAAAGACCGGCTTGTTCGACTCCCCGCGATAGACGGTCACCGGCTCATGTCGTTCGAGCGTGTGGTCGGTCAGCACGCAATACCGCACCCGCATCGCGTCCAGCTCATCCAGCCACGCCTCCAGCGCGGCAGGGTCCCAGACACCGTAGGACGGCCGCGGCCAGTCGGTGTTTTGATCCACGAAGCGATACAGCCGCTCATACCCGTTTTTGTAGGTTGGCGGAAAAGCCGCGACGCCGCCGCCAGCTTCGGCCGCGCGCCGGGCCTGCTCCCGAAAATCGCCGGGATGGAAGCTCGCGATGTGCAGCCCTTCGATGAAGGATTCGAGCCGCTTCCACACCGGCGCGAGGAACTCGACAAACCGTTCCTCGTAGTGCGCAAAGTGCGCCTGGGCATAGGGGTTCGCCCCCTTGTACTTCGCCATCTCCAGCGCAACCTCGACGGCCGCGGCGCGCGCCATGAAGGGCTGGCCGGCGATCAAGTCCTCAATGAAGGCGAGGCGACCCTTGAACGTGATCGGGAACTCCGCGCCAGTGGCGAGCGCACCCAGCGAGCAAGACAGCAGCGAGACATCGTTCGAATGCACGGCGACGGTCGGGTGAACGTCGCGCACCGCGCGATCGAAGCGGAACGACCCGGAGCATCCGACGAAGACTTGGCGCCAGTCGGTGAACGGAACAGAGCGCGTGATCTGCTCTACGGCCGGGCGCGGGACAGCTCCGACGAACACCGGCTACTCGCCCACCAGGACGCCAGAGGCGGCGCGATTGCGATACACGCTGCCGGTGGCGTCCCGATGAACGATGTCTCCTACCAGGAAGACGCCTGCAGGATGGACCGCAAGCGCGCATCTGTCAAAGACACAGATCATAACTGCAACTTTCAGTATCTTTAGTGGCTGACCTGTGCTAATATCGCACCGATTGGAATCGCTCTCAAAAAGGGACAACGCCGGTGGCGAACCTCATCAAGACTGCGTCATGGGCGACGAAGCTGCCCGACGACCATCTGCGGGTCGGTATATCGCGCGGCGTGCCTCGTCGCCTGCCGGCGGGATACAGGGTCTATCGCGCGCTCGCGCCTGGGCCTTGGTTCAACAGCGTCGGGATCGAGGAGTACTACCACCTTTACCGGACCGAGATCCTCGGGCCGCTCGACCCCAGGTTCATTGCCGACGCGCTGCTCGCGCTCGGCAACGGCCGCGTGCCGGTCCTGCTCTGCTACGAACAGCCGAACTGCGGCCAATGGTGTCATCGGGCGATGGTGGCCGAGTGGCTGGCCGAGATGCTCGGCGTCACGGTGCCGGAGTTCGGATTTGAATCGCTGCCGCAGCACGAGCATCCCCTGATGCCCCCG